AACCACGCTTTTGCTTCGGAAATGCAGTGATCTAATGCGCATTTTTGTTCAAGCGTTCGCGTGTCTTTGGCAATCCATTTGTTGCCTTTTTTTTCAACGCCGCCAATATAGGCGATGTTAATTATTGCGTTATTGAATCCAAAAACTCCGTTAGAAGTTTTACTAAAGTCAAGCAGCTCGTGAACGGTTCCGTCGACTTCAATCAGTCTGTGGTAACCAGGCGACTTCCATCCTAACGTTTTCCAAAACGCTTCAATTGATTGGCGGTTTCCAAAACCTGCCGAACAATGAATGGCAATGTGTGTTATCCCTTTTGCCGTTCTCATGTCTTTCCGTTGAGCTGTTTGTATTTTCGCAATTCCGACGTCATCGATTCAATTTCCTCAATCAATAATTCAATCTTATCATCCCGATCTTTAATCCTTTTATCCCGGTGCTCGATGGCAGTAATGGCATCTTCCAACCTTTTACTCATGTCGTCCAATAAATCTTTGTAAAAATTGGCGCTTTTTATTTCGTTGTCAATTTCTCGACTTCGAGCCTCGGCGGTATCAATTTGCTTTTGAGTTCTGGGTTTGACCCAGTCCCAAATCTTTGTCCCGGCAACGCCGATAAAGGCAAATAATGACGGATAAAGTACAGTCGTTAAAAATTCGTTCATCGTTGAGAGGTAAAAAAAAAGCTACTACATACGCAGTAGCTTTTGTTTATAAATCTAGTTTTTCAGCCTAGTAAATTGCTCCAATTGCTTTTGAATCAAAAGGCATCGCAATAAAGTAATGTCTGTAATTCAATAAGTTCGTTTGAGCCGTTGGATCATTTATCGCTTGAGCAAAATACTGCTTAGTCATTCCTGACTTTTTAGCAATTTGACCCACCCAAAACGCAAATGAACCTTGACGATCTGTAGCTGCTTTCACAGCTCCAAAAGCTTTTTTCACACCTAAAGCCGTAAACAACGGATTTCCGTTGTATTGAAACAACTCAAAACCTGCAATGACTGGGGCAGGCATACCTGTGTTGTAATTCACAAGTTTGTCTCCAAAGTTCTTGCGGTCAACTAACAAATCATTGTAGTGTGCCGTTGACAACACCAAACGCCTTCCTTCCGTCGAAACTTCCGCAACGTCCAATGCTTCTTTCAATCTTACCAAATCCTCGTATGTCAAACTTGCTGGACCATCAACAATTCTTGGCGTACCTGTGGCAGCGATAACCGGAGTTGCAGCTGTATTTGATGCTGGAGCAATGGCATGAGCCGCTTTCTGATACTTTTTAGTATTAATCGCGTTCGTGTGTGCCTTCGTTGCTGGGTCAATCACATCGTAAGATGCACCGATAATCTTGTCATCAGAAATCGACGTAGCTAGCGTTTGGTATTTTTCCAAACTCACAACCGTTTCGTCATCCGTGTAGGCTTGAACCGCTAACGGGTAAGCTGTATTGTTAATCAATACATCAGGATTGAACGACGTTCTTGGAATGTGAATGATATTCAATTCCGAGGCATCACCTGATCCTACTTCCAACACATTCGTGTCCAATTCTGGAATTCCGTCCAACCATGGAGCCACGTTTTGTGTGGTTAAATTTTGGCGCACTCTGGCAACCCAAACCTCTGCAAAATTTGCTGGCATATTTTCTACTTTTTAATTATCCTACAATTTTTTTGTACTCCTCTGGGCTGTCTTTTTTGAAAGCCATTTGACCGTCAAAGGACAACTTCTGAAAGTCTTCCATGTTTTTCACTTCAACCGCTCCAGTTCCACCTGGTACAATTACATTTGCACCAAAGTTTTGTTTGCCGGGAATCGCTTCAAGTGTTGCGGTCAAGACTTCTGGCGAAGTCAAACCAAGACTTACGAACGCCTCTTTTTTGTTCGCTGGAATCTTTCCTTCCGTAATGGCCAACTCCACTTGCGTAGTAATTGCCAATTTTGCAGCCGTTTCCTGTGCTTCTTTAGCCACCGAAGCCGCTAATTTCAAAGCCGTGTTTTCAGTGCTTAAATCGGTATTTTGTTTGGCCAATGCCAACACTTTCGCTTCTACTTCCGAAACGTCTAAACCGTCAGCGGGTTGGTCTTTGAAGCTTAACGCCATTAAAACCGACATTGATAAAATGATTTTTTTCATATCTAAATTTGTGTTTAACTCTTTTGGAGGTGTGGCCAGTTTTTCTGACACGGAAAGACAAAGTGATTTCACTTCCTCTTCTTTTAATAATTCGCCATCTACGCTATAAATAGCAACGGCACCACGGTTGGAAGGCACGGGAATAATAGAACACTCTACAAGTTCACATTCCATCATAATCATTCGATCACCGACCCGTTCCACGCTGTCCCAGTTGGGAATGATTCCCATCGAACAGCCTTTTAAATAGCCACGGTCAACTTTGCCCGCGACATCTTTGCCTAATACTGTTTCTTCATCGAAGTTTGGTTTATGTTTTAACAATCCTGCTTCTTTTATGGAATCAGACCAATTGCCAATGACGTTTTCTGTCGTGTTCGTGTGGTTGTTTAACATTACAGGATTGTCATTAAACCGGTCTAGGTTGATGCCAAGCGTGTTGATGTGAAAGCCGTACGAATTCTTTAGGTTTTCGTCATTAAAAACAAAATATTCTGGTCGAGCCATTTTAGGGTATTTTCGTTAAGCGTTAACGCCTTTTGTGGCTGCAAAGATGCATTGAAGTACTTCTACAAAAAAATTAATGCACGGCATCTGAACGCTTGTGTTTGAGTTCCTTACATAGTTGTAAAGTAAGTAAACAGGAATTTTTTTAGATGATAGTATTTATTCAAATTTGCTGTAAATAAAAGCGGTATGGCTAATAAAAAACAGGTTGAAAGAGACTTTGCGAAAATTCTATTTGTTAATGAAAATATTTCACAGAAAGAAATTGCCTTACGGTTAAACGTTACCGAAAAAACAATTGGTAAGTGGGTAAAAGAGGGCGATTGGGACAGTCTTAAAATTTCAATGTTGGTCACTAAAGACAACCAATTGACCAGTTTATACAAGCAATTGGAAAACATCAATCGTGAAATTATGGAGCGTCCGATCATTCGGGACGTTCCTGCATTCCTATTAAAGCCAATTAAGGTAAAAAACAGCGATGGTTCAGAATCTTTGGAGTTTCCAAAGTATGATGAAAAAGACTATCCAGTTAAGATCGGGAATGTGGCCAACTCAAAAGACGCTGATATTATTTCAAAGTTGACCAGTTCGATTAATAAGCTCGAAACCGAAACTAACATTGGCGAAACAGTTGAAGTGGCCAAACAGCTGATTCAATTTATTGCTGGTCAAGATTTAGCGTTTTCAAAAACCTTGACCGAATATTGCGACGCATTCATCACTGCTAAAATGAAACGATAATGAGTGTAAGTAACGATAGAAAATCATTAGCCGAATGGCAGGAGTTTCGAGACAACACCCGTAAATCTACACCCGTTGACTTAAACGAAACCGCCGTCGAAAAAGGCAAACGCATAAAGCGACTGGAAGCAAATCCAGAGGAATGGTTTAAATACTATTTCCCGAACTTTTATACTTCAGAACCGGCACCATTTCACAAAAAAGCAACCAAGCGCGTTTTGGAAAATATGGAATGGTATGAAGTGCGTTCCTGGTCTCGTGAGTTGGCAAAGTCTGCCCGAACGATGATGGAGGTTTTGTATCTTACTACGACGGGCAAAAAGAAAACAGTTTTGCTTGTTTCGGCAACTTATGACGATGCCGAACGATTGCTGAATCCGTACCAATCCATCCTTGAGGTTAATAATCGTATCATTAACGACTATGGTTTGCAACAAAGTTTAGGCAATTGGGAATCGGGCGAATTCAGAACGAGACAAGGTGCATCTTACAGAGCATTGGGAGCGCAACAATCACCTCGTGGAACGCGAAATGACGCTTCCCGTCCTGATGTAATTATAATTGATGATATTGATACAGATGTTGATTGCAGAAACCCAGCAACGATTAAAAAGAAATACGAGTGGATTGAACAGGCGTTGATTCCCACGCGTTCTATTTCTGTACCGTTGACCATTATAGCCTGTGGAAACATCATTGCAAAATATTGCTGCATTACTGAAATGGGTAAGAAAGCCGATTTGCACGAAGTAATAAACATTCGCGACAAACACGGCTTTAGTACGTGGCCGACGAAGAACACGGAGGCAATGATTGATCGGGCGTTGAAGCCAATCACTTTAAGTTCTCAACAAAAGGAATATTTTAACAACCCAACTTCAATAGGTAAGTTTTTCACGAGTGTTATTTGGGGCAAATGTCCGCCGTTACGGTATTGCGAAGCGGTTCTAACGTATGCCGATCCTGCGACTTCAAATAAAGACAAAAGTACGTCTTCGCAAAAAGGCGTTGGTGTCATTGGTTTATACAAAAACAAATATTATTTGTACAAAATTTGGTTGAACAATATGCGGCAATCGGTATTTGTGGACTACTTGCACGATGCATCGGAATACGTTAGTGATAAAGGTGTTGATGCGCACCGCGATTGGATTGAAAACAACTCCTTGCAAGACCCTTTTTATCAACAAGTAATAAAGCCATTGATTCAAACCACGAGCCGGAACCGCAAAAGGCGTTTAGCCATGTCGCTAGATACAAGAAGTAAAGGCGATAAATTCAATCGTATTGAAGGAACTTTAGAACCACTTTGGCGTGCGGGTGAGTTGATATTTAATATTGACGAACAAAACAATCCAAACATGGAGCGGATGGCCGAACAATTTGTTGGCGTGGACGAAAACGCAAAAATCATGGATGGACCCGATTTATTAGAAGGCGGCGTTTGGCTTTTGAAAAACCGCGCTGAAAAAAGAGAAGAGACGTATGTAATTGGGCAACGAAGCTCACGTAAATATTAATACTATGGAAGAATTCAACACAAAAACCAAAGAAAAAATTGAAGTTACCAATCAAGTTAAAAAAGACTTGCAAAAGCAATGGGTAGGAACGTTCAAGCCAAAACCAAATCATATTGTTTTTGAAGTTAATGTGATTGATCAAACCATCATTCCCGCAAAGTTTGATAAAAATTTGAGTGTTGCGTGGTCACAAGCCAATAAAGGAAAAGCAAAAAAAAGCATTTCTACTAATAAGGATTGCATTTATATTTCAGCATTGAATAAGAAAAACGTTTTGAAAATTTTGAAACGTGATTTCGGTTTAGTAACCACTAAATAACTACCTATGACAGTAGAATATCAAATTGGCGTAGACGTGTTGGGATTTCCAATGTACATGCGGCACGAAATTAAGACAGGCAGTACAAAGCCATCATTCACAAAGCCAAAGCCTAAAAAGTGGACAAAGTGCCTGCAATCCATCATTAAACAACATTAATTATGTTTTTAGTAAAAATCGATTTAGGTAGTGTGATTTACAGCTACCAAGTAGATCAAATCACGGAAGGAAATGACGACCTCGTGCTGCAAGCTTTATCGGCTGCGGAAGAGGAAGCGAAGAGTTATTTAACGCCAAACATCAATAGCATGAATGCTTTTGACGGTCGTGTTTTATACGACACGGCTGCGATATTTAACGCTAGTGGTTTAGACCGTAATGCGTTGATTTTGCAACATTGTTTGACGTTGGCAAAGTTTCACATTGCCACGCTTTGCAATGCTGATTTCATTTACGAACAAGCCAAAGAACGCTACGACCGCGCCATTGATTGGTTTACGAAACTTTCAAAAGGAACGCTGGTATTGACCAGTTTGCCACAAATCACAATCACGGATCAAAACAACACGAGACAGCCGTTTAGTAGCGGTTCGCGTGCAAAATTTAACCACGAATAATATAATGGAAAATCCAACTTTTCAATTGGCAAATCAAACAGGACAATGGAAGTTAAAGAAAAGCAATTCTTTAGCCGTCACTATTGCACCAAAATCAATATCTCGAACACGTCAGGACATCAAGAACTGGAACGATGCACTGAACTTGGCCAACAATGTAGATCAAGCCAAACGCTTCCCGTTGTACAACCTGTTTGACAATATTATGATTGACCTGCATTTGCAGTCGCAAATCAATAACCGGATGTTGAAATCCCTTTCTCAACCTTTTTTAATAAACGATTTAGCGGGTAAGAAAAACGATGATTTAACCGCTTTTTTGCAAAACAAAAAGTGGGTGTATGCTATTAATAAAGCGATTTTGGAAACCGTGTATTACGGTCATTCATTGGGTGAGTTTAATTACATTAACGAAGAGATTGTTTTTGATTTAATACCGCGTCAAAACGTTGATCCAGTCAAAGGATTTCTTTTTGCCGACTATGCGGAAGACAAAAAAATAGACTACCGCCTACAAAAAGAATACGGTTCTTTTTTAATTGAATTCGGCAGCAACAAAGAGTATGGACTGCTCAACGGTTGTGTGCCTCATGTCCTGATGAAACGGTTTGCACAGAGTTGTTATTCTGAACTGTGCGAAATTTATGGTATTCCACCACGAGTTTTAAAAACAAACACACAGGACACAGCGATGGTACGTCGTGGCGAAAAGATGTTAAGTGATATGGGTTCGGCAGCTTGGTTCATAATCGATGAAAATGAAAGCTTTGAATTTGCGCAAGGCGTTAGTACAAATGGTGATGTTTACAAAGGTTTACTGAACGTTTGTAACAATGAAATCTCGATGGGTATTTCCGGAACTGTGGTTGGTCAAGACACGAAGAACGGATCAAACTCAAAAGAAAAGAGTTCGCTTACTATCTTGCAAGATTTAGTTGATAGCGATTTATCGTTAATTGAGCAAGGTTGGAACACAGTTGTGATTCCTGCTTTGGTAAAATTAGGGTTAGTTACTCGCGATGCCGTTTTTGCTTTTCCACCTTCAGAAGATTTAGACATGCTTTGGACCATGACAAAAGACGCCGCCAACTTTTTAGAGATTGATCCGAATTGGGTGAAAGATACATTTGGCATTGCGGTTTTGGGAGCCAAAAAAACCGAATCGCCAACTAAATTAAATTTCGACGCTGATTTTTTCGTCTAAGCCCTGAATATTTTGGGGCGTTGCATTTGCGAATCGGAAATTTGTACACCTGCGGTTGTGAAGACTGCAAGGACAAACCGCTGAAACTTGCTTTAAGTGACGGACTGTTTAAAAAACTTTTAAACGTCAGTAAAAAAGCATTTAAACAGTTGCACAAATTGGGAACTTACAAGCCCGAAGATTTGAAAACAGTCAAGGAATACAAAACTTTGGTGGATGAAACCTACAATGTTTTTAACAAAGCCATTTTATCGCACGAAATGCCAGACACGATGCGGAAGGCTTTACAGTCTGACGCATTCTTGTTTGGTGGATTAAAAACACACGCCCAATTGTTTGAAGCTTCAAAGTTGCTATTGGACGACAAAGGCGAATTGAAACCATTTACCACGCTCGACAAAGAGTTTGACGATTTAGGCATTAATTACAACCGAAACTATTTGCAAGCTGAATATGAGTTTGCCACATCTTCATCACAAATGGCGAGTAAGTGGGAAAACTTCGACAGCTCTGGCAGGTACAATTTGCAATATCGAACCGCTAAAGACAACCGAGTGCGGGAAGAGCATGCGAATCTTGCTGATATTACGCTGCCAAAAGAAGACGCGTTTTGGTCGGAGTACATGCCACCCAACGGCTGGAACTGCAGGTGTACGGTGGTGGAAGTTTTGAAAGATAAATTTCCTGAAAGCGATTCCGAAAAGTCAATTCTCGCAGGTCAAGAAGCCACAACGCAAGAAGGTAAGGACGGCAAAAACCGCCTTGCTATATTCCGGTTTAATCCTGGTGCGGAAAAGAAAGTATTTCCGCCAGCACATCCGTATAATAAAGTAAAAGGAGCAATTGTTATTAAGGAAGAAGTACAAAATATTCCAAAAAATATTACTGAATATGAAAAACGATTAGGGATTAAAGTAAACAAAGATATCTTTAAGCATTTAAAAAAAGAAACACCTCTACTACTTAAAAACGCAGATGGTACAGTTGCAAAAGGAGCTTATTACAATCCTAATACAAATGATGTAGTTATTCCGATAGACCAACGTAGAAAAAATAGTAAATGGTACGCACAGGCAGTAATTCATCACGAATTTGGGCATGCCATAGATTTTCAAAGAGGGTATCAATCACGTCAAGAAGTTAAGGATGTGATGCAAAAATATAAAAAGATTTTTTCAAAAAATAAAAACGAAATATTTAAACAAATACAGGTTAGTATTAATGAGACTAGGCTTGAAGCCTTGCGTAATTTAAACTACGATACAATTGAAAAAACAGGTGCATGTGCTGACACAATTATGTCGTTAAATCGAAAATTCGGGTATGGTCACACAATAGCGTATTTTAAAAGGAAGGGCTCGTCTGAAGCGGAATTTATAGCACATGTGTTTGAAAATAAATTTAGCGGCAATGAGGTGTTTAAAAGAATAATGCCAGAACTCTACGACGACATGATAAAGTTAGCGGATGATTTGAATACTAAATAAAAACTACATCCTGAAGATTGTACTCGTCATAGATTATATCAGAGTTTGTGATTTTGTCATTAATGCTTAATTTTTTGTTTTGCAGCGATGCTTTTTCTAACAACTTATAAACATTATCTCCTAAATGTGCTAAAAGTGTTTCCAAAAGTTGGGCATATTCATCGGCTTTAGAACCTGAATAATCACGTTTAGAAGTTAATTCACTATATAAGTTTTTTCCCGACATAGGGCAAAACTACAAAATTAATATGAATAACAATACATTAGAAGTAAAATAATGGATAGTGATAATTTTATTAAAAACATACTCAAAGACATTCGTATTGATTTGACCGATGAGTTTGACCGCAACTTTGAACGGAAAGCTTTTTTTGACAAAGCGTGGGAAGACACTCGCATTCCAAACCGAAAAGGCAGCTTGATGATGCGAACTGGCAAGACACGTCGGTCGATAAAGTCAACCGAAAGTCCGACTGAAGTAAAATGGACTAGTTCGTTGCCGTATGCCAATATGCTGAACGAAGGTGGCGAAATTGTCGTAACTGAAAAGATGAAACGCTTTTTTTGGGCGATGTTTTACAAAGCTTCAGGAGCTGTAACATCATCAGGAAAAGGCGAACGCAACGCCAGACTTTCGGAAGAGGCAAAAACGTGGAAGGCATTGGCGTTGCAGAAAGTGGGAAAGGTGATGATCATAAAACAACGGCAGTTTATTGGCGACCATCCCGAAGTGAGGAGACGCATAGAAGCGATTGTGGATCAAAACATGCAAGCCGTAAACCAAGACATTTTAAATAATTTAAGACGATGAAAATTATACTGCAGAACATACAAGAAAGCCTTGCTACAATTGCTGATTTGAAATACG